CATGATCATTGCTACATAAATTTCCCATCGCGAATGGAACCTCATCCCATTCCAGTCTATCATATTAACGCAACCACAATTGGTCGAGCCACCGCTAATTAAATTAGGTCTACTGACCCAATCATCATTCCCGCAATCACAATGGCAGAACCAATATGCATGGGCATCATTTTTTATTTCATATTTATCAGTCACAGTCCATTTGCCATACCTCTGCCCCGACATGTTAATTACTGGTTTGGGCCGTCTTGAACATAGGCATTGGGTTTTTCTCCATTCATCTTCTCTAATGCGACCAGACCTGGGGCAACATTGGCACTTGTAGTCCCATTTCCAGTGCCCACCAGATTTTTCATCTGATTTGCCTGTTATTAATCTATTATTTATTACTATCCCTGTCAAATCTTTCATATTTTATTTTTCTTATTAGAGCAACCACAATTAGTTGAAGCATTATTGACTAAATTCGGACGGCTCACCCATCGCTGGTTCCCGCATTCACAATTGCATAACCAATATGTATGGGTATCATTTCTTATTTCATATTTATCAGTTACTGTCCATTTGCCATATATTTTTCCCGACATGTTTTTTACTCTCTGAGGTCTATGTTTGGACATAATACATTGACAACTATTTTTAATGGCATCGGATTCCCTTACAGTACCAGTTTTTCCGCAATCATTACACTGATAATTCCATAGCCAATGACCACCAGATTTTTCATCTGATTGTCCTGTAATCAGCCTGTTATTTAATGTCTGTCCTGTTAGGTCTTTCATATGATATATTATACAACAAAAGCCCCTTAGGGTCAAGGGGCTTTTGATTTATTCAGGTTTTCTATTATTCAGTTTTTGTGCGAGGATAGTCCAATAAAACTAGACAATACTAATCTTCGCTGTGGCATAGTCGTTAATTACCGCCATGCCTAATTCCTCATATACAACCCACCCAAGCCTCAGATTTTTTGGATCGTCTGCAGGTAATACTGTGATATCCTGACGTACAGGAATCGCACCGACAAACTCGCCTGGAGCTAAGACATAGATGGTGCTTCGAGGAACCATTGTGCTAACGTGAATATCTGCTGTCCAGATGTGACCGAACAGACCGGACATAATGACATCTCTCTGAGTTGCCTCATCGAAGAAATCTTTACCCCAGTTTCTGATATCCTTGTAGCGGTAAGGGTGACAAACGACTTTGGCACCGACTAATTCGTGTTCTTCGATAAGAGCAAGAGCGACGTTAATGTTTGAAGGGTCCAATGCACCAGTGATGGTCAAGGTATGGACTGCAGGAACGGCGTTGGAGATAACCTTGAAAACTTCGGTATCTTCTTGTCGTTGCAGAGAATCCTTGGCACGGATCTGGGCACGGTCAACAATATAGTAACGACGGGCACGAATTTCGTTCAGCTTGATGGAAGGGTTAGTAGCAATTTCGAACGTAGGTACTAACAATTCTTCGGCTTCAACATACATGTCGGGCACACGCCCACGTTTAGGAATAACATAACTCTTAACAGCGATGTCTCTCTCGTAACGAGGAAGGGCACCCTGAGGGAGTTCGTCAACCATAAGCAATTTACGACCGATAGCCTGATACTCTAAGCTAATTTTAATAGGCTCTACCATGGCCTGGGCCAAGGCAACTCTACCTTCAGGAGAATCAAGTGCTTGGGCGACTACTTGCTCTTTCATCTCATTATCTTGTCTTTTCATCATACTCATAATTCTCTTTACCTCCTGGTAAAATTTCAATCCAGTCTTTAATGGGCTTTATGCACCAGCGAACACCCATCGGAACGGAAGCAAACTGTTGCTAACAGCACCAGTTAATCTTGCCATTACGGTAAGGGTCGTCAAAGCTTGTCCACCGTCATCTACAAGTTTCCCAGCATTAGCTACTACAGCGAAAGTCCAACCATCGTTGATAGCATAAGCAGGTGCAGCACCAGCATCGGCGTTTGCACCAGATGCGGATGTGGTTGTAACATATTGGTCGCTCATGAATTCTCCACCAACGGAGAAGACTGTCACGCCACGTTTTGCGGTACCAGAGTCAGTCCAGTTTGTAACGTTGGTGATGGTTTCGTCTTTGTAATCACCAAGTCTGCGGGCTGGTCTCATATAGGGTACCTGATAGACAGGATCGATTGGGGCAATGGTATTGCCACTATTGGTTGCGTCGTCTCCGGCGAGACCAGCAATGAAAGCACCAAATTCCGTTCCTGCAGTTGTTCTGGATGCCTTGATTAATTCAGGTTCTCCAGTTGTTGAGTTGGTCTGCAAGGCTACCACCATTCCGGCAAGAATGCCAGAAGATGCTGTAGCTAGATAACCACTATTGAAAAACACAGCATTTTTAACGAATAACGCCATTTTAATACCTCCTAAAATATTTTATTTCTAATTATTCTTCCTCTTTAGGATATGAGAAAATACCCTTCAAGGCCTCCTTCATATCAGTAATATGATCGAAAGGTCTTTCTTGGGATGGATTTGGGTTAAAACCAATTCCTGAGGAAGTGAAAGGTTTAGGTGAGGCGTTCCTTTCCATTCCTTTTCCTGTTTTTGCCACTCTTTCTTGATAGCGTTTTTTTGCCATTGAGGCAATTGTTTGTCGCAAATGTTCAAGACCAGCGGCGTTTAACATCTTGTCTGACATGAATTTCCCGATTGTCTCAGGGATGTCTGTGACTTCGATGTCTTCTGCATATGCCATAACTGCGGCAGTTTCGGCAGCTTTTGCATATTTTGCCAAGGTTAATTGTAATTCTTGATTATCTTTTTCTAATTTTGCTACTTTCTTTTGGATGCTAGCATTAACTTCTAGATTATAATTACCATCGCCTTCGTCATCTTCCTCGGACTTCTTCACTCTAAAACCACCATCATTGTTCAAATCACCGTCGCCACGATTATCTTCTACGACTTCTGCACGATCTTGAGGAGTCTTGCAATAGGCTTCCCAGTTAGGGCCGCAAGCTTCCTTAATATTCTCTTCATCTGCTGACGCACAAACAGGACAGTAATTTTCTCCGACACATTCGTCGCATAGTGGAATGTTGTTACCGCAAGCGTCACAGGCAACAACGAATAAAGCTTTTTCTTCTGGGTTGGTACAACCAGCACATGCGACAGTCTTACTAGCCAAAACGTTGGTTCTGCGTTGGGTAGTTGTGTCTAACTGTGATGGGAGTTCGAAACCTTGGATTAGGTCTTTCTTGCCCCACAAGGCATCTATCTCGCCCATGGTAGGGAGTGGGTCCTTGGTTTCGTCGATCTTTCGGGTAAATAATCCACCCTCTTTGCCACCCTCGAATTTTTGGACATCGAAGGCTTCTGAATTATTAGCTAACAATTCAGGGTTCACGGTTGGAATTTTATTTTCAGTGAATTTAGGGTCCCATAATAGGCTGTTCCCTTCACTATTTTCTAAGGTCATTTTTTCGCCTTTTTGTCCTGGGTTGGCGACACCTCTAGTGGCATCCTCCATCACGAAGTCTTTGCCTTGGGATGATGTGTCATTACCAAGTTTCTTTTCGGTAGATGGTTTCACATCATCAGGCATCTGTTGCTCGGCTTCCTTGATGATGCTTGCTAATAGTTCTCTCCGAGCGGCTTGTCGCTCTTGGGTACTGCTTTTATCTGTTTTAGCCATTATATCATTAACCTCCTTTCTTGGTTCTAATCCTTCTGGCTTTAGTCTGGGTGGTCCAAGGCTTTCTGACCCCAACAACCCTTTTGGTTCTAGTTCTTCTGATCCTAAACCTTCTGGCTCTAGTCCTTTTGGCTCTAATACTAGTCCTTCTGGTTCTAATCCTTCTAACTCTAACCCTTGTGATTCTAGTCCTTGTGATAGATTTTCAAGAAGTTTTAGACTTAATGTATATCCTCCTGGTAAGTCGATTTGCGTCTCCTCTCCAGGTGATAAGGCTTCTCCGGCAGCACCAATTTCTGGGCCTCCGAATGCATCGGCGACTTCCGGCTCTTCCTCTTCGGATGGGAACCCAAACTCTTGTGTAAGAGAACCATCACTGATTTCATCTTCCAGCTTGCCCATGCCCAACCCTTCGGCTGGAGTTTCCTCTTCTGTTTCTTCAATCACAGAGGCTGGGAATTTTTCTTCTTCATCAGTAATGGGTTCCTTTATAAATGGGGGTTTCTTTCCTTGAGGCTTGTCCTCGGGTTCATCGCCCTGGTCTTCATCTTCTTCTGAATGTCCAGGTATTGAAAATTCAGAGCCTTCTTTCTTTTCTTCACGATAATCATCGTCTTCGTCGTCGCCATCAGCATCAGCATATTTGGCCATAATGTCATTTACATAAGCTTTTCGCAATTTTTCACTAACTAACTCAGCATGTTGTTTTGATAAACCAACTGTTGATGGGTCCGTTAGATGTTTGATTGCTCGCTCATGTTCAAATTCATCGGTGGCATCTAGCTCTGCCAATTTGACTGCACGAAGTTTTCTTGCATCTTCTTTACTTCTAGTATTTTCCTGCTTTGTCATATCAGGGCTTTCCTCCTTTTTACAAAAATATAACCATCATACTTTGATTAAATATACATATGCATTTAACCTGCAAAATAATTTAAAATATTTAACATGAGGGAGAAATTATTAAATTTCCCCCTCATGATATTCTTTGCTATTCACTTAAAGGCGGCAATAAATAAGAAACGGTAAAGATCAACTTGTCATCATGTTTCTTACTAGCGGTTACGTTGATTTTCCCTATCGTCCCACACTTGTCACAATAGTAATCACTCTTGGCCCGGTGGACTTGCTTGTTGCCACAGGCAATACAAACAGTTCCCGGTGGTTTAGGGCCAGCAATCTGTTCATCGGTCAAACCTTCGATCTTATGCTTGGCTAACTTCACAAATTGCTCAGGAGTTCCATACCAACTAACTGAGGCAGCCATTGGCATTCCTCCGCCCATTGGAGCCCCGCCCATTGGAGCGGCAGGGCCAGGAGGTGGAGCCCCACCAGCAGGACCAGCAGCAGGAGGGCCAGGAGGTGCTAATGCAGCCCCCAAGCCCTCAGGAGCAGTTTCTGCTCCAGGCTGATCGGCTGTTTCATCAGGGGTTACGATATTATCAAGAGAAATCTTGATGTCGAACTTGGTATGACAATCTCCACATTCGCCTCTTCCGACTGCTAAGTCAACATTGGTTGAACCACAAGCAGGACAGATGGAACCGATTGGTTTGATGTCACCAGGGGCAGCCATTGAATCTAGATTAGTATCTTCATCTTCGGCTCCCTCAGGGCCGAGTAATGCGGAAAGACCAGGGCCTCCCATTGCGTCTGATGGAGGAGCACCTGGGGCACCGACCCCACCAACATCTCCCATTCCTCCGCCGCCACCAGGAGGTGGAGCGGCCTGGGCTTCTCTAATTAACGCTTCTCGGCGTTCCTTACGATTAGCTTTGGCCATTGGAGTCATGAATGTTTCATCTATTCCACCGACTTCCCCGCCCTCTACTCCACTCTCAACTCCGGCATTAAATTCTGGAGTCTCAGGAGCATTCATTTCAATAGGTTCGTCACCAAATTCTTTGACGATTGTGCTTTGAATGGTTGCGACAACCTCTCGGGTATCATTATTAACACTGAGTCTCGTAAAATTAAAAGTCTCAGGGTCTACTCTATAACCTTTGTTCTGTAAAAAAGCGATGGAATAATCTCTCACAGTGTCTGCAAATTCATCACTTGAAGGATCTGCGTTGGGGATTTCGTCCATGCTCATGCGGATTTCGCGAACTGTGTCAGTTCGGTCGCTCATTGAGGCAGCTTCTTTGACATTATCATTTCGGGCTTGGATTGCAGCATTAACCAAGATTTTGCCATTCTCTCCACTGGCCGCTAATTTCTTAGCAACTTGCCAAATGAGATGACTAGGCATTTCTTTCTTATCATTGCTTTCTAAGGCCTCAGCATAATCTGCCAAAGAGGCAAATAATGAGGTTTTAATATCTTCTAAACCAATATCTTCCGTACTGGCTTGTTTGCCCCAATACTCTTTTCGCTCTTTGTTACGGATTCTAGACGCTACTGAATTTGGTAATCTTTCGGTCTCAATGGACATTAAAGCTTCTTGATTGTCTTCAATGCCGTCAATGACCTCAAATATCTCTTCTGGTGTTGCCCCAGTTTCATTAGCGGTTTCGGCTACTGCGAAAAGAGCCACTTTTAAATGTGAGCGATCCAATGGTTGGTCAGATACTTCAGAAATTGATGCATAAACCGCACCTCTAATTAAATCTTCCTGACTCTTTTCATCATCAGAAGATAATATAATATTTTGAGGGTTATTGTTAGCAATTTTAGTAATTACTTTCTTCATATCCCCTCTAGGTGCTTCTGCAATAATCTTCAAAGCATCTTTGATATTCTTAGGCGAAATATCTTCGTTTTCGATGAAGATGTCAGCGATTCTCTCATTAAAGGAAACATCAATAGCCTTTAGTGCTGGCTTGTCCAGCCCTAACTCTGCTCTTTCTCTAGTAGCCAATCTCTTTTTATAATCTTTTTCATTCATGAACGCAGCTACATCAGTAAGTTTGTGGTCAGTTGCAAATTTTTCTGCAAATTCGATGGCTTCAGATGGAGATACTCTGGCTTCAACAACCATATGAGCCAAGGCGGTTTGAGCGGCTTCGGCAACATGTACTGGATTAGCAGATTTGGACCTACGGCTTTCTAGACGATGCTCATGAACACGAACATCTTCTCCTTTGCGAACGTCACCCAATTGTTCTTCTTGCACATCTTCTGGATTACCCTTGCGGCCCCAGACTGTAGCACTGTCTTCGGAAAGCTGTACTTCTCGAACATCAGTTGGGTTGCCCGTGCGGACTGCAGAAATCTGTTCTTCTTGAACATCTTCAGGATTTCCCTTTCGTTTGTCACCAATCTGTACCTCTTGGACATCTTCTGGGTTGCCAGAACGTTTCTTTGAGATCTGTTCTTCTTGAACGTCACTAGGGGTCTGAACGGAGACGGCGGCAGTTTTAACAAAACCAACAAATTCATTCATTAATTTGTCAGTAACAGAAGCAATGCGATTCTCACGGATGGCATCGGCATCATCACTGTTTAATGTAGTTGGCTCCCAATCTGTTTTCTTGTCATTGTAATAACCAAGAATTTCTTCATCTGTTTTGTCACTAATGATAACCTTATATCGGCCATTATCACGACTGGCGATGATTGGCTGTTCTACAACAGTAGCCATTTTGTTCATAATTGCACTGGCTACTCTTTCATTTAAACTTTTCATTGATACTCCTCCTTCTTGAATAGTTGATTCAAATGTTTCTTCAGATTTTATATCCAAAGAATCTAAAATAGAGCCTAGTCTGACATTGGCATTATTCAGATTTTGAGAAAACTTATTCCATTTTTTCTCAATGCCAGCAGATACTGTTTGTAAGAATCCAGGAGGCTCCAACGCCGGACTCACTTGGAATGGGACATTATTAACTGCATTCCCAAGTACATTTGCAACGGGTTGTGTCTGTAGGGGTTGAGCAGGAGCTTCTTGCCCCATTGCTCTTCCAACATCCCCCGCAGTCGTATAGTCATTAGGAGCCGCAATCTGTTGAGACTGATCTGGCTGTCCTAACCCTCCTTCGTTGCCAGGGGGTAGAGTGGCAGCTTCTGATAAAGTTCCGATACCATCATCGATCATGTCGGATACTTCTTGCTGGATGTCAGCCATGGCTTTGGATAGTTTGGCAACATGAGTTAAATCAATGTTGTCTTTTCTGCTTAATAGATTAATGATGACAGATTCAACTTTATTCAATACATCGTTCAATGTATCCAAAATGCTAAACGCTGTTTTCTCCATTCCGGCAGTCTTATGCATGTTCTGAATGACTGCTCCAGAAAAGACATCAATTTTTCCCAAAATTTCCTTGGACTCGTCCAGGTAATGAGCTAATTCAAGACTGGTAGTCGTTGCCCGTCTTTGCATAATGCCTTGGATATTTTGGTCTACCAAACTACTAATATTACTGGCTGTTCTGCGTAATTTATCAGCATATGTGATAACTTCTTGATGTGGTAACACTTTGTCAATTTCACAATTCGCGAAAGCTCCATCGGAAACTATTGATAACTCAATAAATTTCAAATCATGGTTCTCTTCATAAACAACTTCATCTGTTACCTTTTGACCCTTTCTCTTTCCTTTATCAATTACTCCACTAAACTTTTTCCCCTTCCTATTTTTTAAGTGGTCACACCAGCCAGATTCCTTTTCTGCTTTATTACCACAAATAGAACATTCTGAATACTCAACTTGACAGTTTTTCGCTATAATTCCATCAACCATATAATCATGTTCATCAGATTCCACCTCAAAATTATAAACCGGACCATCATAATCAACATAACTAATATTAGATATTTTTCTCATCAAATATTTATCTGTATTTCTATGTCCATGCTGCTGAGAAAATCTAAAATTCTTTTGTCTGAATTCGCAATATTCAAATATTTCTCTGGCATAAGCCGATGATATCGACAGATCATACACAACTCTACAATTATCAATCCCCTTAAAATCTTTTGGAAATAATCTACCTTCATCTAATTTTGCATATTTACCATCTATTTTAGTAGAAATTGTATGATAAATACCTAATCTATTTAACATAAAAGATATTTGTTCTATTAATCTTCTAGAAACTGAGCATCCATTAATAGTAGAAGGCTCATTTTCTGAAGGCAATGTTCTTAAATATCCATCCCCAGACAACCATGCCCCAATTAAATTCTTTTGAAACTCTTCATTTTCAAATAATAAATTATTATTTAATTCTTTTTTATATGAATATCTACCACAATTATTAACTAAGAAATTCATAATTTCTTTATTACTAGTATAAACTACATAACAATTATGAGAATTATCATTTCTAATTTGAATACAAGGAGTAATATTAAAGTTATTTTTAATTATTTCTATAACTTCTCTAGCTAATGTATCTTTTTCTTCTAAAGAAAAACAAAATTCTATTCTAGATAGATTTCCTTTTTTGTCGTATGAGGAACACCCTTCAGCCAAAAAATAGCCAAGCAGTCTTGCTAAATCTATATTTATTTTACTATCTATAATTTCTCCGCCAATGGGAGTAATAAGATAATCTCCGACCAATAAATCTCCAGCCTCTACTGCTTCTGTTGCATATTCTCCTTTTTTCTCTCTAATTTGATTGATTTTTTCAATATCTTCAGAGGAATATATAACCATACTATTATAAATATTTTGATGATGTCCGTTTTTAAATCTCTTTGTTAGATTTTTTTTCTTTTGTATTGTTGTTTCTAATTTTGCTCCACAGCCACATAAACATTCATCTTGTTTTTTAAATCTAAATAATGGATGATTAGGAGTACATCTAATTACTGGTCCACCTTCTATCATAATTTCTACTAATGGACCAGTATAATTAACCTCTTGTTTATTACATATTTTCGTCAAATTACCTTTCCCATCTACTAGTAATTCGTTAGGCACGATATCTTCTATATTTTTATAGCCATTGCCAGTCATTACTAAAGTTCCAACTGGAAAACAGCCCATAGACACGTCGCTGATAGTACCAATCTGAATGGATCTAGCAATATCTCCATAAGCAGCCATATCTACATAGAAAGTACACCAAACACATTTGTTTTCTTCGTCTAACTCTGCAAATACAACCTTACCTTTTGCTTTACTAATATCTCCATTTTCATGGTTGGTATAAACTGGGACCCCTTCAAAAGATTTATATGCAGCCACTTTTTTCTTATCACGATCACTTTGAATTTCTCTCTCTTTGGTTATTTCTACCCAAGAAAAATAATCACCATTTTCATTAATTACATCTGCATCAATAGCCCTGGCCCTGACCCATAATAAGTCAGTATCTCTCTTCTTCATCTCGTCTACAATGTCAAACCCAACGCTCTTGTAATGCTCAATGACATCCTCGGGCTCTTCATATAAATTCTGTTTTCCAATTCTACCTGTGGTATCAGCCGTGCGAAGCATCTGTGAACGAACCAAATCCCCATCTGGATGTAAAATTTTCATACTATTAATAGGAATTTTTATTTCCTTACGTTCAAATGCCATAGTCTCAAACCTCCAAAATAGGAGTCGTTAAAATAGTAATATGTATTTTAGCACTAGTATAGTATTAAACCTGCAAACAACAGAAAAAACATCACTACGGTGATGTTCCTCTCTTACTAATAATCTTATTGATTTTCTCTTTTGACAAGAATAGACATATATTATGTTCGGACTCTAACTTTTTGTCTATTGATGCTATAATTCTCATTAAATAAAATGTTGAATATTTTTCTAAATATTCTTCCATGTTACATGATGGTTTCTCCATTCTGTTATGCCTGCTTGGGGGAAGTGGCCCCCTGCTTAGTCATTTCGGGTTCCTCTTGAGCAATTGTCCGATTAATTGGTTGACTCTTCTGGTTAATTGCATTTGTAATGACTTTTACTACATCCTGCATTTTTTCTTCGATTTCGCCCTCAGTAAATCTTAAAACCAACCACCCCTGTGAGGCAAGTTGGGTGTCACGATAACGATCTTTTTGGACCTTTTCATCATCTATGTGCCAAGTTTCACCATCGGCTTCGACCGCAACTTTAATGTCTGGGAAAGCACCATCCACTCTAAATTGATGATTACCATTAACTAAATACTGCATGAAGAATTTCAATGGATAATTCTGTGACATAACCGCTTGATATAATTTAGCTTCAATAGAGGTCACTGGTGGTTTGTAGCCAATATTTTTATCTTTTTGTTTAGGATCTGGAGTTCCCATCAATCCTGCAGTTTTATAATGTTTTGTGATGATTTTGTCATAAGCATTTGCATTAGAAGCATACAAGTATGATAATGGATAGCCTGGGGCTCCCCAGGTTGGAGTAATATCTAATAGAGCAATGGCATCTGCTTCTTCTGGCAATTCACCTCTGGCCCCATTCCCATCAACGATTCTATTCATGTCTGGCAAAAAGACATTCATGGTTTCAGTTGTTCCTGCAGTGCGAACCATGTCCCCAATATGTTGAGAGGCAGCTACTACTGTTCTATAATTCTCACTTAGAACATTAGCTGTTGCGGCGGCAGGAGCCCCACCGGGAGCCCCGCCAGGAGCCCCACCAGGGGCACCGCCCATGGCTCCCCCAGGCATTCCGCCCTCTGCACCAGGAGGCATTCCTCCCATATCCCCACCCTCAGGCATGCCCCCGCCCATGGCCGGAGGCATTACTGGCCCTCCACCACCATAACCCCCTCCCGCTACATCTCCCGTGCCTGCTCCTAATCCAAGATTTGGACTAGCAAACATTTCTGACATTTCCTCTAGTCTCATATTCTCAATTTCATTATCCATATCTAGGCCAAGACCCTCTTCAATGAATGTTCTGGCTGATAAATCACCATTAGTCCTGGCCTGCCACATAAATTGTAATTTTTGAGAATTATCTCTTAATTTTAAGTCATCCCAACGAACCGTTGGATAAATATACTCTGTTTCTCCTCTTCTATTCTTATGAGTGAACCCATTAAATTCAGCAACTGGCTTGAATACTTTTTCCTCTAACCAATTAGCAATTAAATTTCTTACGCTTTCTAAACGCTTGATGACAATTTCTACGGCAACCTGGGCATTAGAATAAGTAGGACCTTCGCCAGATAAAATGGCCTTCGTCAAACCTAAACCATCAACCATCTCATTTTCAATCTGTTCAACTTCATTAGTTAATTGTAGAACCTTTCCAGAATTACCATGAATACCTATTTTACCATTTCTTTTAGTAATAAACAACCCAGTTGGTACTTGTAGACACCAAACAATATCATTATATGATTCTTTTGATATGTTTCTAGATCTAATTTCTCTAGTTTCCTGTTTAGTTTCAGGCCAATAAATTCTATAAATAGGTAATGGCGTATCTGTTTTATTAGTTTTTCTAATAGTTTCCATAGATACTTTAGGATTATATCCAAGTTTAATTAAAATTTCTTGAACATTATCTGCTAATTCTTTAGATGTTGTAGAATATCTATTTTTACTTTTATTATTACAAGTGACAATATCTCCGTCACCATCCATTAAAGCATCTAATAATATGGATAATTGTGATTGTGGCAAGTCTAACATCCATTGTGGGATTTTTTTACCATACGATTTAATACCAAATTCATTCACCAAATATCTAGACAATTTAATATCATGTATTTTAAAATTTCTAACCTTTTCATTATTAATAGATGTTTTATATTTATTCTTAAAACACTTCTCTACATTTGATAATATTTTATAATATGAATTAGTATTTTCTTTTTGGTATATATATGTAGTTCCATTTAATTTATTTTCTTTACTTGATCTTTGTTGGCTTCCTTCTGCAATATAATATCCAATAAATCTAACAAAATCATTTAACTGTATATCTTTTAATATATCTATATTAGTATATGGATAATGATCTAAAAGAGAGCCAGCCCAGTCTACAGATGATAAAACTTTATCAAATTCTTGTATTTCATCAGCCCTAACTTTCATCCATTTAAAATCATATCTATTTTCTTCTTTATTCCATTTTCTCTTTTTTATCCATAACATATGGTTAGGAGTAACTAAAGAATCATAATGCTTACCATTAATATTAATCATAGGTCCATAAGTTTCAGAATTGTAATCATAAATATATTTTGCTTCATATTTATAATATTCTAACTTATTATTTTCTGGATTATAGCAAGCAATATTATCATCTTCTAATATATCTGTATATTTTTTGAATCCATTTTTAGTTAATACTTCTGTATCTGAAGAATAACAAGCTCCAACATAGTCATATTCAAAATCATGGTAAGTAACCAAAGTTGCAATTGGGTCATTAGCGATCTCTGCTAGTCTGGCTTGCAAATCATCAATATCTTGTTGGCTTGCAGGACGATTATCACTGCCAATTTTGACAATTTTGATAGGGACAATGTGTCTTTCGGCGACGATCCACTGAGCCTGTCGGAGTTTATCCTTGTAGGCTAGAGTAGGAAATAGACGGCGAATTAATGGGACCCCATAGGTTGCATACGGCGGAGCCCCATGTTTAAAATGATGGATAGTTAAAGGATCTAGAGGAATTTTCTGGTTGGACCGCACTAATTTCTTAAGATGCTCTGGAATTCTAGCAACTACATCTTTCGGCTTATTATCCTGAACCAACTTCTTCAATTCATTATTTGGGGTTAAATAGATTCTAGCTGCCGCAGGAGACAATGGCACGGGAATAACTTCCACTGTCAACGGGTCTAAAATGCTAATTCCTGACCAAGATGCTCCAGCATGGTCGCATTCCTCACCACCCTCTGTCATTCCCTGTCCTTTACATTTTGGACAGTCAATTTCCATCATGACAAAAGCATCACCCATACCGAAATATTCTCTCAAAATCTTGGGCAAAGAAGATTCTAAGTCAATTTTTTTGATCATGTTCTCAAAATATTCTTTGACCGCTGCATTAGGACAATCCAATTCGAAGTGATTCATTGGGAAGTCAGAGAAAAAATCAATGGCCATTGCAATGCGTCCCTCATTTGCGATCCAGTAACTGCACCACTTATAGACTTCAGTGCGGTTAGTAGGGATTTGCCATGCAGACGGGGTGTGTTGTGGCTGATAAAAACCTGGAGGGGTTTGAGTAATCCCCTGTGATTGACTCGTGACTGTTCTACCCCTAGATGCTCTACGGGTATTATCGGGAAAAGACGAATTAACAAAAACAGGAGTTCCTCCTGCCGTGTTCATGGCTGGTATGTCGGATTCTGTGTAAGAAGAGGTAAAATAACTTGCTCCCCTAATATTATTCCCCAATAATCTTCTTGGGGTTCCGGTGCGTTGCAGCATTGTGAAGTCTCCCTCTTAGAATTAAATGCCTAAACAGAGACCCCTGCCCCCGGATTTTGAATTCGGTAATCTTCATATCTATTTGGATTATCTAATCCTCCTGGACCAGAAGGGTGTTGATCTAAAATAGCACTTGGAGTATTTCTGCCGATATTCTGTGACATAGGGAAGCCGAAGTATCCATTGGTATGTAAGTTTCTTAATTTCATTTCCAAAGTTGTTTTCTCTGGAGGCATCTTACTTTCCTGTGTTGCTTCAGCGATCTGTTGCTCTGCTTCAGGCTCAGTCGCAATCTTATTGTTAGTTTTTGCCAATGGAGGCAGTATGCCTCCACCGATACCTATAATTTTATTAAAAGCAGAAGTATACCACATTATTATTCCCCTGTAGGTCTAATAGAATCCTTTCTAGGATAAGCTTGTTCCAATAATTCATCCATCAACTTATCTGTGTCAAACTTAAAGCTTTCTCTGAATTCTAATAATCTTTTTTCTACATTGGCATCTACTTCTTTGCCTTTATCTTTTTTATTATACAGTCTAGCTTCAGTATTTGAATCTACTTCATCTTTTTTATTAATTTCTTTCAATTTTGCCTCGGTGTTCTGGTCATAACCAGTTTCGTGGCGATGAATGTCCTTAGAAGTTAAAACTTCATCTAATAATGATTCATAATTCAGCATTTTGCCAGGAGCCCCAGAGGTTGTTTTCTTGGAGGTTTTTAAATTATCCCATTCTCTGCCTCGAATATCAGCCTCTTCCATTCTTAGTTCTGTGCCCTTCATATATCCCCGTGGTGCCCAAGCTCGTTTCCCATCGGGTAATCTTAAATTCATGTCTTCATTATTAGGATTTTTCTGTACATCCAGCTTATTCATTACCTTGGCATGACTATCGGCCACGTTTTCTAACCAATAAGCATATCGGCAAAGAACACTACCATCTGTTTCAGTTTTCCCTTCGATGCAGTCTCTGCCACAAAAGGTCCAGGAAACAGGGATATCTGTTCTGTTAAATGTTTTATATTTTGGACACATGTTATACCCGAGATTTAACCCACCGTCTCCTCTCGTCTCATAGAAAGCTTTCTTTAACATGGTTTTTTGTGGTAATAAACTATGATAAGCATATTTTAATCTTTCCGAAAGGTTCTCAAAGAATTCTGCGGTTTCGCTATAACAAGTTAGGTCTGAAATTAAACCACTAATCACTTTTTTGGTCTTTTTATCTAAGGTAGTGGCATATTTCTCTGGGTTAAGATAACGAATGACTTCAGACACAACTAATTCATTAACATGACTTGGATTATCAGCACATTTAACTAGTAAGTCAAAAGCCTCTTTGGTATTATAAATATATGTATCGCTGTTAGCAGAAGCAAATCTCTTCTGGATTTGGCTCATGGCTGCAATGGTTTCACCAACATCATGGGAAACATCTTCTAAATCCTCTTCACAACTATTACATCCTTCTGGCAAAGAATGATGTGGTTTATCACCCAGATTGATGACTTTCTCATCAACGTGCATTGGGCTGTCGCCCTCTTTCTTTCCAGTCATCATTGTAATTTTGCCCCTGATACCATCTAATTTCCCTTTATGCTCAGGGGATAGGGCCACACCAGACAGTGGAAGACTATCTAAAATATTAGAATTCATCATTTTATTCATTAAGGACATGACACCGGAATTACCTTCTTCATGAGAAGATGTAAGATCGGTGATAAGAAGACTCAGGATGTCTTGAATTTTCTTGAGATGGTCAGCAATATTGAACCCAAAGGCGTCTTCAGATTCCTCTAGCCCCTCTGGTTCCTCATCTCTACCCTCATCTCCCTCATCATCCTCGTCGTAATCCTCGTCATAATCATCGTCATCAGACTCTTCGAATTCACCTTCTGGTTCTTCGAGTTCTTCAACTTCCTCAGATTCATCATGAGACCCTTCTAATTCTTCCGATCCCGATTCTTCATCATGAGGACCCATGCTCTTTTGAAGGTTAAACTTAGGAGTTTCTTCCTCCAATTTATGTTTAGGAGCAAAACTTCTCATTTCTTCTGATGTATCAAATCTTGGATTTATTTTTTTCTCAAGATGTTCTACTCTTTCTAACTGTGGTTTACTAAACAATGGCATTTTTTGCACCTACCTTATACTTCAGAAGTTTTTACTGCCGAAGCCTTTCCCTGCAAGGCCTTGGTTAAGAGATCTAAATACTCTTTGTTGTAATTTCTTCTTGTCAGTTCGGCCTTAACCATATTGAAATCTTTTTGTAATGTACCAGCCTCTATTGTTTTATTGCCAGGATTATTTTCATTATATAATCCGGCCTCAAAGTCTTTGGAGCCAGTTAAATATGCAAGACGACTGATTAATTCCATGGTAGACATTAATTTGATATCTCTGTCAATATCATAGATGGATTTCCGATTCTTAAAACCGTCAATTTTCATGGGTTTAGAGGTATTTTTAGCCTGTGCATATTTAGCCAAGTTAAAACTAGATGATTTCTTATCCATTTTTTCTTCACTCCGTTTCTTTTCTTCTTTACGCCCCATGTTTTTCACAATGGAAACTGCTTTCTCAATGGTTTCGGCCTTCCACTTGTTTTTTTCTTGATGCAAAATCTTTCTTACAATTTCTCGCCGACTCATTCCGTGGTCTGACATTTTTCGAGCGAGGCCTAGTAATACTTTAAAAGGGTTCCCTTTCTTTCGTTTTTTGGTGGGATCCTCTTTTGCTTTCTCTTTGAATTCCTCATCGGTAGTTGAGGGAACGGGCGTTGTCTTGGCCGCAGTTGCGACTCCAGGGACCCCTGGTGCAACTGTAGGGGCTCCAGTGGCAACTGCAGGAACTCCAGTTGCTCCTTCATTATCTTGATGTCTGGCCTTTGCCTCATTAATCAATAATTCTGGGCTCCATTCCTCACCGGCCATTTGAGCAATTGATTCAGCCAATTCAATCAAAGACTGTTCTTTTTCGCCAGTTGAGGGGTTAACGGAAACCTTACGAGGGTCTTCATCAGCCCTTCGACTTAAAGCCATGACGCTTGTTACTAAACCATCATTACTAGCAAATTCTGGAGGAATGTCAGCCGTAGCGGCCTCCTTGGCTAAA